AGGAGTCCGCCTTTGAGCGTATCAAACCACACCTCCCACATGACACAATGGTGGAAGATGTTGAACCGTTCCGCCGTGGCTTTCAGTGGGCTATCCACTTTGAGAACAAAGACGACGACGTTATTGACATCGCCGTGGAGCATTCAATCGAGGCCGCAAAGGAACGCCTGGCCAAAACCGAAGAGCGTCAAGCGTTGGAGACTCAACGAGCCAAAGACCGCGCCGAGCGTGAAGCCAAGCGAGCGGAGACCCGCCGTGATTGGCGAGCCTAAGCATTGAGAAGCCGAACCATTGATAAGGGAGGACTCCCTCGTCGTGTCATGGTCAGCAAGCACCAGACAGAATCCGTAGCCCGACTTGAAGCCACCCTCGCCGCTGGACGTGTCCCCAGCCGATCCGTGTCCTTTGCACAGGATTTGGTTCGTAAGGGCAAGAACCGCAACCTCTCCTCCAAGCAGATGTTCTGGGTCGAGAAGTTGTCCGCAGACAACACCGAAGAAGCCATCATTGAGCGTGAAGCCAACACGGACGAGCGCATCGTTGCTTTGAAAGAAGTTAAGCACCCCACCTCGTTTGTTGTTTCCCTCATCCGCCAATACGAGAGCAAGGGCAACCTGTCCAGCAAGCAGTGGGAATGGGTTGAGAAGATCGTCGCTGAAGAAGCCGAGCGCACCGCAGTCCGTGAAAAGGCCAAGAAGGAGCGCGAGGAGCGAGAGGCAAAGCAGGCGGTCACCTTCACCTTCAACGGCTACGAGCCCGTTGAAGAGATGATGACCCTTGCCGCAGATACCCTCAAGAAGCCAAAATGGAGCCTCAAGACCCGCAAGGGCAACACGGTCACCCTTCACTACAACCGCAAGGACGAGAGCGTTGAGGTTGGACACGGCGGCTTCTATGGAGTCATCAAAGACGGCGTTTACACCACCAACGCCCTCATCATGGAGCGAGGCGACGTCATCCCCATGATGGAGGACTTCAAAGCCGACCCATCTGGGTTTGCGGCATATCAAGGCCACCTCACAGGCCACTGTTGCTTTTGTGCTCGCAAATTGACCGACGAGCGTTCAACCACCCACGGCTACGGCCCCATCTGCGCCAACCGCTACGGCCTCGTCTGGAACATGGAGAACGCAAAGGAGATTCAAGCCATCCGAGCCGAGCGGGTCAGCACCGTGTTCATTGAAACCAACGCACAGGGCTGGAACGTCATCGACGCCGAAGACGGCACGGTTTTGGCGACCTTCACCACCAGCGAGCAGGCTCGCCGCTACGCCGACGAGTTCAGCCGTGTTGAAGTCATTCTTTGAGCCTACACGGGCGAGGATTGATGAAGAGGGGGGATAACCCCCACGCATGGCGGGAACGCCCAGCAACACGCCCCTAACGCCAGAACAGGCCGAGTCGATTGCCCTATACCCCGACCGCTGGTCGTCGTATTTCAGGACCATTGACGGGAAGCCGTTCATGCTCCACGACCGCCCATACCTTCAAGAGATATATCGTCACTTTGGGGCGTTGGAGAAGAACGACAGAACCAAAGTGATCGTGCTCAAGTGCTCCCGCAAGGTGGAAAAGACTGAAACGATTTGCAACATCCTCCTGTATGGGTTGCTCAACATCCCGTATTTCAACGCCGTCTACACCGCGCCCCGCCAGCCACAGGTCACCCGCTTTGTTGATGAGCGGTTCAACGGTGCTCTCATGTCCAGCGTCAACAACGGGTGCCTGATGAAGCAAAGAATCAAATCGAGCGTGAGCCACCAAACGTTTGACGTGGGCGGACGATCCTTGAACCACTTCTACGCCTATTCAAATTGGGGCGACGCTCATGGCCTTCTCGGTATTGAGGCCGACCTGTGTTGCATTGATGAATACCAAGACTCCGACCCAGAAGTGCTCCCCATGTTGCTGGAGATGCTGGCTCAGTCCGAATACAAATGGGTGATAGTCAGCGGCACTGCTCGTGAGCAGGGCTCGGAGTTTTGGCGGCTCTGGGAAACGTCCACCAAAGGAGAATGGGACGGCGAGAAGTGGTCACACCGCCCAGATAAGACCATCATCGGCTACCACATCACCCAACTGATGCACCCCGACATCAGCGAGGACGACATAGAGCAAAAGCGGGAGACCTACAACCCCCGCCGCTTCGCCAACGAAGTGCTGGGGGAGTTTTTTGCTGGGGCGGCAAAACCGCTCACGTTCGATCAAGCGTTGGGTGTTATTGACGCTAATATGCAGGTGCGGTCGAGCGTCGATGCCCCAGAGGAAACCTACATCGGCATTGATTGGGGGGTTGAGACGACCGTGGTTGTCCTGGACTCCAACGGCGATGTGATTAACGCTCACAAAATTGCCAGCCGATCCGACGACATTGATGAGGTTCAAGCCGTCTCGGACTTGATTTTGAGGTATAACGCCGTCCAGGTCGTTTGTGATATTGGCTACGGTGCTCGGCAGGTCAAAGAGTTGCAGAGGGAGTTTGGTGAACGTGTCCGCTCGTGCTATTATTCAAGCCGCCCGATGACCCCGTTTGAATATAAAAAGCGGGACAACAACCGCAACCTCATCTATATGTGCGTCGTGGATCGAACCACCTACGTTGAGGACACGCTGGAGTCCATCAAGAACCGTGAGTTTAGGCTGGCGTTCAACGACCGCTCGCTTGAATGGGTTCTCCATGAATGGTGTGCCGTCAATTCTTCGCAAGAAACAGACCTGAAGGACACGCGCCCCACACGGGGACAACGTATGACAAAATACGGACGAGACGGCGACGATCACGCTCTCCACGCTCTCATCTATGCCCGCATAGCGATGGAGGTTGGAGAGGGTGGCGGGACTCCAACCATGCGGACGTTTGGTGCTTAGGGCATTCGTCTTAAACCGCCACCCCGAACCCTTTGCCTATGTCCGTGGAGACTATCATTGGCTACGCCACCGCTCTGGGTGTTGTCGTTGGGCTCGTGCTTTGGGGTTTGAAACGCTACAAAGCCCTGGCCGCTGACGGCGTTATCACCGCCGCTGAGGTATTGGAAGCAATAGGGGACGCAAAAGAAAAGGTCGAGGACGCAAAAGAGGAAATCGATGAAGCCCTCAAGCAGTGAGGTGTTTCTATGGGAAGAGGCGGACACAAAGACTCAGTCAACGACCGCATGGTCAAGTGGACTGCCCTGCCAGCAATTTTCCTGTGGCTTGCCGCCAGCGGTTCAGTTGTAGCGATGGGGATTTTGAGGCCTGAAGTCGTGCTCTTGAACCTTGAAGGGTTCATCGCCCTCATTGCTATCATTGGCGGAACGGCTGGCCCTGCGTTTGCGACGATTCTTGAGTTATGGAAGAACGAGCAACAAACCGAGACGGAGTTGCACCCAGGCGTTATTGAATCAAACCAGCAGGCGATGGTTGCTCAAGCGGAGCACGAGCGGTTATTGGCTATCAAGCAATTGGAGCACCAGCACAAATTGGAGGCTGAACGTCAAAGGGTGGAACTTGGGATTCACGAAGGACACGTGGGACACCACCACGAGCAGGGCGTGACCGATCAGGACGTGACCGAGGATGAGTGACACAACGCACGACGCAGTCCAAAATCACCGTCTGGATGCCATTGAACGTAGGCTGGACAAACACGATGAGATGCTCGCTAAATTGGTGGAGGCTCAAACACGGACTGAAGAACAAATGAGCGGCTTGACGACCGCCGTCGATTCTTTGGCTCAAAACCAACAAGCAACTCAAGACCTGCTCAACGGGATCGTGAAAAGTCTCGTCAAGTGGATGACGGGAATCGGAACGACACTGCTGGGGGCTTTGATTGGAGCGTCCCGTCTGGGAGCGATGTAAATCATCAAAACCCCCCACCCCGTTCTTTGGCCTCATGGGTTTAACGTATGTCCGATGCCCAGACTGCGGTGAAGAGAAGTGGACAAGAGCAAAGACCCCACGTTGTCGCAGGGGTTCGTGCAAAACAGGGAGGACTCCTCGTATGGCTGAAGTTGAACCGCAACCGCCCAGCCCCGATTGGGCTTAAACCATTGAGATTTAGCAAAGCATTGATATAGGGGTGGCGACTACCCTTAACCATGCCACGAGAGCACAACAATTACCCCGCCGCCAGCCGAGAATACGTCGCCGCCCACTTCCTTCACATGGAAGAAGAAAAGCGAGCGTTCTTCCGCGAAGAAGCCAAGAAAGAGGCCGAAGCCAAGAAAACGGCTTGAACCGCCAAACGCTTAAACCACGCCCAGCCGTGTCTGGGGTATGAGCGAGCGTCGCCGCTTCGGTTTCTTTGGTCGGCGTCGAGCCGATAATGACGATGTGGACCGCCTCAACAAAATGCTCAATGAGGCCAACCAGCGTGACATGAACGTCTGGGACGGCAAGACTCTGGCCAGCCTGTCAAAAATTGGAAGCACCACCAACGGGCGGTCAAAATCAAGCGGCTACGATCCAGCCGTCTCCTATGACTTATTGAGGGCAATATCACTGAAGTCGGAGGTGGTGAATGCGATTCTGCGTTGCACCGTCAACGACACCATCGGCAACGGCTACGAGTTTGTCTTGAAAGAGGGCGTCGAGCAGGGCAGTGAATCTGGCCTGGAGAAGTTGAAGGCGTTCTTTGAGAACCCCAACCCCGACGACTCTGGGGATGAATGGCTGGAGTCCCTCATCTATGACCTGCAACTCTTTGGCGATGCCTATCTGGAGTTGGACGGCTCTGGCGACCGATCCAGCAACAATGATGAGGACTGGACGTTTGGCGGTGATTTGACCGCCGTTTGGACTGTGCCAGCGGAGCAAATCAAACTCATCCCAGCCAACCAACGCCCCGCCCCTCCAGCGATGGCCTATATCCAAAAGGTGGACAAACACACCCGCCGCTTCTCATCTGACAAAATCATCCACGTCTCCAAGTTTAAGCAGGGGCGAGCATACGGGACCAGCCCGCTCATCCCCATCCTCAACACCATCGCCGCCCACCTCAACCTCTCCAACTATCTGGGCGAGTTGTATACGGGGACGCTCCCTAAGACGATTCTGAACGTGGGCGACATTTCAAACAATGAAATGAAAGCGATGCTGGCGTTGCTTGAGCAACAACTGAGCGGGGGGAAATCCCCCTTCGGGTTGGTTGCCGTCAATGGTGGGACGGGCTTTGATATTCACCGCCTGCTGGACTCCACACGGGAGGGAGCGCAACTTGACCTCCTCTTCTATTATCGAGAAGAGATTTGCGCCGTCTTTGGCATCCCGCCCATCAAGTTGGGCTGGGTTCAAACGGGCAAACTCGCCAACCCAGAGAGCCAACTTGACTCCTGGTATGACGTTATTGAGTCGCTTCAAAACCGCATTGAAGCCCTCATCAACCGCCGCATCATCCCTCTTCTCGGTGTCAGCGATTGGTTGTTCAAGTTTCAAGCCATCCGCCCATCACGTGAGCGGGAGTTGGCTGAGGTTGTCAAGGAACAAGCCAACGCCATCAGCAACCTGCGGCAAGAAGCCGCCATCTCCATCAATGAAGCCAGGTCGCTTCTTGGCTTTGAGCGAATTGAGGACGGGCGAGCCGACGAT